TACTGCGTATGAGGGTATTGGTGATCATTGTGCTTATATACCACCACCTAATGGTGGCCCTCTCCCTGAACCTCCATTCTCGGAGCCCGGCAATGACGATGTCAGAAGTGTCAAATCATTTGACAAGCCTGTAGTGATCGCAGATGCACCTGCGATTGCCGACCTTACAGCATATCTCCAAAGGAAACTGTTTTGTGTTCAACGCACAGCAGCAACCGGTCAGAGTTTAATGCGGCAAGCGGAAGCTTGGTGCGCCAAGCAAGGCATTAAGAACGACTCGCAGATCTCAAGGATCTGCAGTAAAGCTATCAATGATGCATTCTTTGCAACAGCTGCTGAACTGACATTACATGATCGTCTTGAGATCATAGATGCTCAGCGTCAGTTACACACGGTCAATTCGTTGGCTCGTGGGGAGGTGCACGAACATGGTCTTTGGTGTCGTTTTCGTCGATCGCGCGTCATAGATGCCCTGGCGCGTCGAGTTTTACCAGCCCGAGCGTTCGGATTTATACCCGGACACTTACAACGTGGGCTGCAGCTTCCCAGTGCTTAGGGGGGCCTTGTCAGCGCACCGAGCTTATGCGCGTTGGGGAAAGACCTTGCCCCGGCTGCTGCAGATACCTCGTTGCACCCACCAGCTGATTGGGGCGGAATTCATGATCTCAATGGTCGTCGTGAACGTAGATTAGTGCGTTTGCTTCCGGCTATCCCTGGCCTGTGGCACTGCTTTGCAAGTAGTGACTGTGTCTGCAACCAATTGGTTGCACTTAGTAATCGAGTTCTAGCGAAAACACCGGAACCGAGCACATTGTCCGTTGCGAAGTTAAGATCAGTGTTGTCCAGGCTATTTGGTTTGCAGTCAGTGAAACCATGGTCTTATGAGCGAGTTTTGGAAAGTTTCAAAGATCACAGGAGGAAAATATACGAACGTGCTTATTATGAGATTCGCACCTTGGGGTTGACACGGCATGACTATAAGCTTCAAGCTTTTGTCAAATCAGAAAAGTTTAATCCCGAGGAGAAAGTGAATCCAGATGCACGTGTGATCCAAGCTAGGAGCCCTAAAGCTAACCTTGCCTTGGCTAGATTCTTGCGCCCAATGGAGCGTAGAATATATTCACTTAAAGATCAGTTCGGTCTTCCTATTTTTGCCAAAACTCTTGGAGCTTTTGATAGAGCCTCAGTAATACGCCATAAATTCAGTTTTATGGGCCCAGGCACGGTCTGTTTTTCTTTAGATGGCAGCCGCTGGGATATGCATATAAAAGAAGTGATATTACGTGAGGAACATCGTGTTTATCAGGCTATGTGTAAGGACCATGAATTGAGGAGCATTTTGAGAGAACAGCTCTTCAATGAAGGCAAGACACGACTTGGAATCAGATACAGTTTGAGGGGAGGTCGGATGAGTGGTGATATTAACACCGCACTAGGAAATTGTGTATTGATGGTCGGCATGATAACGGCCGCC